TTTGGGATTATAAGGTAGATCCAAATGTGTTTGAGGGTATGATGTATATTGCCATCGCCGGCCTTGGAGTTACTGCCTCAGAAAAATTTGCTAAAAAGAGCGAGGCACCAAAACTATGAAAATAAATCCTGTGTCTTATCCCACAATTCAACCACCAACAATTTCAAAACCAGTAACAGAATACATTGAACATATACACCAAGAGAGAATTGAAGTTAAAATGGCACTTGAAAAGATTGAACAAGGAATGGTAGAATTAAAAACACTCATCGATCAAATTGCCGCAATAAGGTGTAACAAAGATGTATCCTGAAGAAGAAAAAATGCATGCTCTCGAATTAAAAGTTGGTTTGTTGGAAAAAGATGTTCAACAAACTGATAGGGTATGCGAGAAACTATCTGAATCTATAGAAAAGATTCAAGAAATGAATGATAACATGATTCGTATGTTAACCATTCACGAACAACGCCACGAACAACACGAAAAATCGGAAGATAATTTGCAAGAAGATATAAAAGAATTACATTCACGCATTACTACAGTTAGCCGTGAAATACATGAACGAATTGATCAAGTGGAGGTTAGAATTACCGAAAGACTTGACAATATTCGTGCCGATCTTATTCGCCATAAACAGGAAGATAATGGCAATAAAATTAGCGATACTTTAAAAGAAATCGATAAGTATAAATGGATGATCCTCGGTGCAGCCATCGCACTTGGTTGGGTTATCGGTAATGTCAATCTAGGTGTTTTAGGTACACTTTTCAAATAGACTTGTTTTTGTTGTAGTTTTTTGTTATACTCTTTATTATGTTATCAGTTGATTCTAAATATGTCCGTCTAATGTCATTTCGTCTGCGTAATTTCAAGCAGAAGAATGATTACCTTTGGAATTTCTCCTGTCCAATTTGTGGTGACAGTAAGAAAAATAAAACAAAGGCTCGTGGTTATGTTTATCGTAAATTAAATGATTTGTTTTACACCTGCCATAATTGTGGTGCAGGTTTAAGTCTTGGTAATTTTATAAAGCATGTAGATGAAAGTTTGTACAAAGAGTATTCTCTTGAACGATACACATCGGGTAAGACCAATAATTCAAAACTTGCAAACACAATTCTTAACATTACACCAACAAGGTTCGATAAACTTGAAAAGGCAAAAACATTTGAACACGCAGAATGGTGTGATAAACTGCCAGAAGGCCACTTTTGTCTTGATTATCTAAAGCACAGAAAAATAGATAAATCACATTATGAAAGATTGTTATTTACACAAAATTATAAACAATTTGTTGATGCACTCATACCAAATCACGGAAAACAATTACTTGATGATGCACGACTTGTAATTCCTTTTTATGATGCGTATAATGAATTGATTGCTGTATCTGGCCGTGCATTAGTAACGAGTGACAAAACATTAAGATATGTTACTATAAGAACAAAAGAATCTACTGATAAATTGATATTTGGCATGGATCGTGTCAATCGATCAAAAGATGTTTATATTGTCGAAGGACCACTTGATTCATTGTTTATTGATAATTGTGTTGCCTCCGGTGATGCCAATCTTACACTTGCAGCAAAAAGTATTTCAGTAGGTAAAAAGATTTTAATATTTGACAATGAACCAAGAAATAAAGAAGTGATGAAATTGATGCAAAATGCAATCAAATTAGATCATTTTGTAGTAATTTGGCCAGATAATTTGATTGGTAAAGATATAAATGAAATGATCATGAATGGAAAAACAAAAACAGAAATACAAAGTATTATAAGTAGTAACTCCTTCAAAGGTCTTGAGGCACAAGCCAAGTTTACATTTTGGAAAAAAGTATGAAAGTTGAATTGATTAGTTATACACAACCAGCGATGCATTTCGCTGAGAACACAACAGAATTGGTTGCTTTTTGTGCGAGAGTATCAAATCCTAGCAACCAAGCCAACAAAGAAACTAGTGAGAAATTAATTCGTTATCTTATTAAGCATCAGCATTGGTCACCACTTGAAATGGTGAACATGTGTTTAGAAATAGAAACCACAAGAGATATTGCAAGACAAATGCTTCGTCACCGTTCATTTAGTTTTCAAGAGTTTTCTCAGCGTTACGCCGACCCAACTAAAGATTTAGATTTTGTTTTAAGGGATGCAAGATTACAAGATGAAAAGAATCGTCAAAACTCCGTTGAAACAGATGATGAATTATTAAAATACTCATGGAGAATTATGCAGAATCGTGTATTAAGTGAAGCAAAAACTGCATATCAATGGGCCATAGATAATGGTATAGCAAAAGAACAAGCTCGTGCTGTATTGCCTGAAGGACTTACAATTTCGAGATTATACATGAATGGCACATTAAGATCATGGATACACTACATACAACTTCGCTCAGCGAATGGCACACAAAAAGAACATATAGAAATAGCACAGAAATGTGCAGAAATAATTGCCACGGTATTCCCCATGGCAAATGAATTCGTAACAAAATAATAATAACTGGAGTATTGCATGTCTGATATTGTTCACGGCATCACCGTAGATTTCACTAGAGATTCATTGTTTGATGAATTAGGTATCAAAAGATTAAAAGAGAGTTATATGCGTGAGGATGAAAACTCACCACAAGAAAGGTTTGCATATGTATCTAAACATTTTGGGACGAATGCTGCACACTCGCAAAGGCTTTATGAGTATTCTTCTCGACATTGGCTTTCTTATTCTACTCCCATTTTATCTTTTGGCCGCTCTAAGCGTGGTCTGCCTATTTCATGTTTTCTCCCGTATCTTGATGATTCCGCAGAAGGCCTTGTCGATTGTCTGGCGGAAGTAAATTGGCTCTCAATGCTAGGAGGAGGGGTTGGAATTGGAATTGGAATTCGCTCTGCTGATGATAAGTCGGTTGGTGTTATGCCTCATTTGCGTACCTATGATGCTTCTTCTCTCGCTTACAGGCAGGGCAGAACTAGGCGTGGTTCTTACGCTGCTTATCTTGATATTAGTCATCCTGATATTCTCATTTTTTTAGAAATGAGGAAACCAACAGGCGACCAGAATATGCGTTGCTTGAACTTGCATCATGGCATTAATGTTACAGATGATTTCATGCATCTAATTGAAAAATGTATGTTAGATCCACATGCTGATGATACATGGCATTTAAAAGATCCTCATAGTGGTGAGGTTCGTGATACAGTATCGGCTCGTGAATTGTGGCAGCGTATATTAGAAATTCGTATGCAAACAGGTGAACCTTATTTGCATTTTATTGATACAAGTAATCGTTTAATGCCAGAGTTTCAAAAGAAACTTGGTCTATCAATTAAACAAAGTAATTTGTGTAGTGAAATTATTTTACCAACAGATAAAGAGCGTACAGCTGTCTGTTGTTTATCATCAGTTAATTTGGAGTATTACGATGAATGGAAAAACGATCCAAACTTTTTGCACGATGTTGCTGAAATGCTTGATAATGTTCTTCAGTACTTTATTGACAATGCTCCTTCTTCTATCGCTCGTGCAAAGTATAGTGCCAGCAGAGAGCGTTCTATTGGTATTGGTGCTCTTGGGTTCCATGCTTATTTGCAGCGAAACAATATTGCTTGGGAATCTGCTTTGGCCACAAGTGCCAACAATAAAATGTTTAAACATATTAAGGAGAAATTAGATGCTGCCAATCTTTCGTTGGGTGCCAAACGGGGAGAGGCTCCCGATGCCGTTGGTACTGGTCGCAGGTTTAGTCATATGCTTGCCATTGCTCCTAACGCTTCTTCTTCAATCATAATGGGCAATACATCACCAAGTATTGAACCTTTTAGAGCAAATGCATATCGACAAGATACATTAAGTGGTGCCTTTCTAAACAAAAACCGTTATTTGGATAAAATCATCAAGGAGAAATGTGATGCAGACAAAAATCTTGATTACAGCGAAATCTGGTCGTCTATCATCGCCAATGATGGGTCCGTTCAACACCTTGAGTTTCTTGATGAGTGGACAAAAGATGTGTATAAAACCAGTATGGAAATTGACCAAAGATGGGTCGTGGACCATGCAGCTCACAGACAAAGTTACATTGACCAAGCGCAGTCTGTCAATTTGTTTTTTAGACCAGATGTTAATGTAAAATACTTACATGCTGTACATTTTCAGGCATGGAAACAAGGATTGAAAACTCTTTATTATTGTCGTTCAGAAAAATTGGCCAAAGCTGATAAAGTTGCTAAAAAAATTGAGCGTGAAGTAATACAAGAGATTGATTTAAAACAATTAGCGACAGAAGAAGTGTGTTTGGCTTGTGAAGGTTAATGTTGTATTAAGAACATGCGATAGAGTTTCTTTGGCGACTGATAGAATAGTGGCCAAAGATGAATGTATTATTCGTTGTTTAATTTCTTTAGTAAATTCTTTAGAATCATATGGTAAATATTCATTACATATCATAGATGATAATTCAAGTGAATGTACTAAAGATAAAATAAAAGAAGTTGCACCAACAGCAACATTTAATTTTTTACCTGAGAGGGATCAAACAGGTCTAAATGGTAAACAAAAGTCACGATATTCAGTAAAAGTGGCATATGACTACATTGATACTTTACCTGAAGATGAATTAGTTTATATTGTAGAGGATGATTATTTACATTATAATGATTCGATAAGAAAGATGGTTGAAGCATGGTATTACTTTCAATCATTTGATATGAAAACAGAAATTGGCATATTTCCACAAGATTTTGTGCAATTATATTTTCATCCTAAAAACTTATTTAATGATACTTACATCAGACCATGTATTGTATCACCAGGACCAGACAGATACTATCGTACCACATGGTTCACACACGAATCGTTTATGATAAAGAAATCTGTCATTACAAAATATAAAGAAGAATTTAATAAATTGATGGAGATAGGTGAGATAGATGGTAAATGGGAAGGCACCAGTCTATCAAATGTATGGACAAAACCTGATGTAGCTATGTTGATGCCCATGAAAACTTTAGCAATACATGTAAGTACAAAAGAAGATATTTCATTTTTCTGTAACGATTTTCAAGAATTATGGAACAAAAACGCATACTAGTTGTTGGTGCAGGTTATGCTGGCGCCGTAGTGGCCAGAGAATTACATGATGCTGGATTTTATGTAGATGTGATTGATCGCCGGCCACATATAGCAGGTAATGCTTACGATTTTGAAAATGATTTTGGTATTCGTGTGCATAAGTATGGCCCTCATTTGTTTCATACTAACAATGAAGAAGTATTTAAATGGTTATCTAAATTTACTGATTGGATACCATATGAACACGAAATAAAAGCTAAATTAAAAAGTGGTGCATTTGTACCATTTCCAGTAAATAGAAATACTTTATTGGTCGTAAATAAAGAAGATGTTTTTAAAACATTTTTTGAACCGTACTCACGCAAAATGTGGGGACAATATTACGATGAAATAAGTAAAGATGTATTTGATAGAGTAAAACCAAGAGATACATCAGATAATCGTTGTTTTACTGACAAATATCAATATATGCCTGTTGAAGGCTACACAAAAATGTTTGAAAATATATTAGATGGTGTAAATGTATTTTTAAATCGTGATTATCATAAATCTATGGAAAATGAATATGATCATATCTTTAATTCGATGGCCATAGATGAATATTATGATTATTGCTATGGCGAATTGCCATATCGATCAATACATTTTCATACGATAACAGTACCCATAGATGAAATACTGCCTTGTACAACAGTAAATTTTACAGATGATGGTCGATTTACAAGAGTTACAGAATGGAAAAAAATACCAATGCATGGTGAGAATATGAATTACAGTACCGTTACATATGAAGAACCATGCGACTATAAAGAAACAGGTGAAAAGTATTATCCCGTGATGACTGAAAATACGAAATTGTTATACAAAAAATATAAAGACATACAAAATGATAAGGTGACATTCATTGGCCGATGCGGCCTTTATACCTACATGGATATGCACATGGTTGTTTCGTCATCGTTATCAATCGCAAAAAAATTTATAAGAGAGAATAAGTATGGTAAAGAGAAAACATAACATAACAGAAGAAAGAAATTCATTCAAACCTTTTTATTATCCATGGGCATATGAAGCATGGTTAAAACATGAACAGATTCATTGGTTGCATACAGAAGTGCCTATGCTTGAAGATGTAAAAGATTGGAAAAATAAACTTACAAAAGAAGAAAAACAGTTTCTTACACACATTTTTCGATTCTTCACACAAGGCGATATAGATGTTGCTGGTGGCTATGTTAAAAACTATTTACCTTATTTTGCACAACCAGAAGTTCGTATGATGCTTCTTGGCTTTGCGGCTCGTGAAGCATTACATGTGGCTGCATATTCACACTTAATTGAAACTCTTGGCTTGCCAGAAACTATGTACAATCAGTTTCTTGAATATGATGCAATGAAACAAAAACACGAATACATTCTAGATATTTCTAATCAAAATTCAAGTAAAGAAAACACAGCCAAACATATTGCCGTATTCTCTGCATTTACAGAAGGTATGCAGTTGTTTAGTTCTTTTATTATGTTATTGAATTTTCCACGACATGGTAAAATGAAAGGCATGGGACAGATTGTTACATGGTCAATTGTTGATGAAACCATGCACACAGAATCAATGATTAAGTTGTTTAGAACCTATATTGAAGAAAACAAAGAGATTTGGAATGATGAGTTAAAAGGTCAGATATATACTATTGCAGGTAAAATGGTTGAATTAGAAGATAAATTCATTGACCTTGCATTTGATATGGGACCAATGCAAAATCTAACATCAGATGAAGTGAAACAATACATTCGATATATTGCTGATCGTAGACTAATTAGCCTTGGTATGAAAGGTATTTTTAAAGTTAAAAAGAACCCACTACCATGGGTTGAAGAAATGATTAACAGTCCAATTCACGGCAATTTCTTTGAGAATCGTGTAACTGATTATGCAAAAGGTGCATTGTCTGGTGATTGGGAAGATGTATGGGGCAAAGCAGCATGATCACAATAGATCAAACAGCAATAAACAAAATTGCAGAGTTATATGTAGAAGAAAATGATCCTGAAGTAAAAGGCCTTCGCATATTTGTTCAAGGTGGCGGTTGTTCTGGTTTTCAATATGGTTTTACTTGGGACAATGCCATCAATGAAGATGATTTTGTTTTTGATGTGAAAGATGATATAAAATTATTAGTTGATAGTATGTCATCACAATATTTGCAAGGCACAACAGTTAAATATAAAAAAGAATTAGGCGGTGAACAATTTGTTATGGAAAATCCTAATGTAACAACCAAGTGTGGTTGTGGTTCATCTTTTGGAGTTTAAAAATGGCATATTCAGCTCAAGTAATAGACCATTATGAAAATCCTAGAAATGTAGGATCTTTTGCAAAAACAGAAGATTTAACGAAAATTGGTACAGGTATGGTTGGTGCTCCAGCCTGTGGCGATGTAATGAAATTGCAGATAAAGGTGAATGATGAAGGAATTATTACTGATGCGAAGTTTAAGACATATGGCTGCGGCTCCGCAATTGCAAGCAGTTCTCTTGTCACGGAATGGGTCAAGGGTAAAACTCTTGATGAGGCATCAACTATTAAGAATACTCAAATCGCCGAAGAGCTGGCGCTCCCTCCAGTCAAAATACATTGTTCAATTTTGGCTGAAGATGCAATCAAAGCGGCCATAGAAGATTATAAGAAAAAGAATTCACAATGTTTGGTTTAACTTTAATTATGACTTTGTTATTAGGTTATCAAGTAATGATGCCTCAGGTAAACAATGCCAAATACACCTTCAATATTGATTCAGAAGGTACTATTATACGCATGAATACACAAGATGGCACAATGGAAAAATGTGATAAAAATTTAATTTGTAAGGGAGAGAAATGAAAAAACTATTATTTACAATTCTTGTTATGATGGGTTCAACCGCCATGGCCAATCCATATAATTGGCAAATCACCCGTGTTATTGATGGTGATACCGTAGAATTTAATGTACCATTTATGCCTGATCCATTACCAAAGAAATTATCAATTCGTGTATTAGGCGTTGATACACCAGAAAAAGGCCATCGTGCATTATGTCCAAAAGAAAATGAAGCTGCACAGAGAGCCACACAATTTACCAAAGATGTATTGAATCGTGCATATCAATCTGGCCAACAAGTATTGATTGAATTAAAAGACCATGATAAATATGGCGGCCGTGTGCTTGGTGATGTGGTTATTAATGGTCAGCGTTTATCGCAATTACTAATCGCCAATGGCCACGCAAGACCTTATTTTGGTGAAAAGAAATCTTCATGGTGTTAATATGACAAATCTACATCATATATGCGATAATTGTGGTTCTGAGTTTACGATTAAATACGATGAGGATCAGACTGAAACTGATCCACTCCATTGTCCGTTTTGTGCAGAATATATTACGGAACATGAAGAAGTTGATGATGATGAATGACCTGGTACTTTCATAATACCATCAATGAGATAACAGCCGAAGAAACCGAAGGGTTCTTTGGCTTTGTCTATCTCATCACTCACAACAAAACTGGCCGAAAGTATATTGGCAAGAAATTCTTTACTAAATCTAAAACTAAACAAGTAAAAGGTAAAAAGAAAAGAATTCGTGTCGCCTCTGATTGGGAAAACTATTGGGGAAGTAATAAGAAATTACAAGAGGAAGTAAAAGAAAAAGGTGCAGATCAATACACTAGAGAGATTTTACACCTCTGTAAAAGTCGTAGTGAGTGTTCTTATTGGGAAACTTTTGAGATTTTCAACCGCCACGCTCTGATGAATGATTCATACTATAATGAGTGGGTGTCCTGTAGGATTCGGAAGGACCACCTTAAAGCTAAAGCATCTTAATTTCAAACCGGACACCGATACTTATAATATTTTCAGCTTCATTTCACAATAATTCAGGTAAAAATTTATTATTTTTTCTTTGATTTTCATCTGATGAAATAATTCTCAAATTTTGATGTACGTGCAATCCAGAGACATTTTTACCACGTAAGGGTATTATGTGATCCACATGATGTGGAGTTCCTGTTTGTTCTGTTATTCTTCTACATTCATCATAGATTTCGCTTATTTTATTAATGTCACGCCATAGTGGTTTTTGTTTGTTTCTATGTTCGTGAAAATAACCTGCGCCAATTTTGGCAGCAATAATTTTTTCATGTGAAGGCGAACAAGCTTTTTTGTTTTTGCGAAAAATGGGTTTATTACAAATTAGACAATTCATAGTTATCTCCGACTGATATAGATAGTTATGTGGGACAGCCTGATCCGACCGGGTTTCTTGGTACGCCAATACCAAGATTACCACATTTATTTATCATCTGGTAGAATTACATCATCTTTGCCACAAAAATGTGCGGTTGCAACATAAAATATACTAAATAATATTGTAATGCTTAAGGAGGTTACAATGTTATTGAAATTTAAATCTTTTCTACAAATGCTGTGGGATTCTATGATTGAAGGCCAAATGAAGCGTGCCGAATATTATAAAAAAACCCGTAGATTTATGGAATAAACTCAATCAATCGTCTAAAGGAGATTCACATGTTTGACTATTTTAAAAACGCTAAAGTACCACAAATCGATGAAATCGTTGCCAAATCTACTGATGTGGCCATTCAAACCATCGACTATCAGAACTCGGTATTTAAAGAGACTTTGAAGTTTTTTAATACTGTTACAGACAAATTCTTTTATACATATACTGTGAGTGCAGCAGATGCTGTAAATAAAGGCACGGAATATGCAAAAGAAGCAATTACAAAAGCAGGAAAACAACTTTCAACGGTATCTGCAAATAGCAAATAATACTCGTTCTTGGTTGCCTGTCAATAGAAATGGTTGGTGGATTAAGTTTTCCACCTACCATTCTCACAATATTCTTTTATTCTTAATTTCACCATTTACTGGTCAGACCATTATTCGTTATTTCGACAATGAAGATGATGCAGTAAAATTCATTAACTATATTTGCGACTTAGATCCTCATTTAGAGTTGGAGATTTAAAATCTGATGTTATTCGTGTAAGTGACATATTTGTTCTCTGTTATGCTTGTTTGATAGCCATAGTGTTCTGGTATCCAGCATTTATTGAAATCCACTTACTAGAATCCAACTGTACTGGACTAGATCTAGGAGTTCTGTCGTTAAGGCCTAATTCTCCTCCACTATTACTTCCCCATGCCCATAATGTATTATTATTTTTTGTCGCTAACGTAAAATATAGACCACTACTAATTTTATTCCAATCAGTACCAGTTCCTACTTGAACTGGACTGGATCTATTTACTATATCATTAAATCCTAGCTGGCCAGCATTATTTCTACCCCATTGCCATAGAGTACCATCTGTTTTGGTGGCTGCGGGGCTGTAGACACCAACACTCACCAGATTCCAATTAGTAGAAGTTCCTACTTGGACTGGACTGGATCTATCAATTGCGTTTCCAAGTCCTAATGAACCATTAGTATTAACTCCCCATGTCCACAGAGTACCATTTGTTTTAGTAGCCCCACTTGATCGATATCCTATATCAACCAAATTCCAATCTGTAGAAGATCCTATTTGAGTTGGGCTAGATCTAGCAGTTGTTTGATTGAGTCCTAAGTTTCCTCTAAGATTAGATCCCCACGTCCACAAAGTACCGTCAGTTTTTTGAGCAATTGCATCACCATATCTTTCTTTAATAATATTCCAATTAGTAGCAGAGCCAACTTGTGTTGGACTAGATTTATTAATTTGATCTCCAAGTCCTAGCTGGCCATAATTATTATCTCCCCAAGACCATAAAGTACCATTTGTTTTGATAGCAAACATTGCATTATCGATACTAATTTTGCTCCAATTAGTACCAGTTCCTACTTGGACTGGACTGGATCTATTAATCATGTCATTAAGTCCTAGATTACCAAAGCTATTATTTCCCCATGTCCATAAAGTTCCATCTGTTTTTATTGATCCAGATTGATAATCAAAAGTGTTTATTTCACTCCAATCATTACCAGCAACTTGAACTGGGCTGGATCTAAATCCATCATTTATACTTATTCCTAATTTTCCCACACTACCGTTTGATCCCCAAGTCCATAATTGATACTGTGGCGCAACCGTAACCGTAACATTAAATGTCCTATCAGAATCTTGCAATTCAGCATCAGAGGCTCTTACAGTAAAGCTATATGTTGTCTCAGCACCAATCGTTACAGTACCATAAAAATATCCATTGCTGAGTAATTGTGTACCAGCTGGTAATGCTGTAGTATTGGAATATGTTGTGGCACCAGTAGCACTCAATGATACATTAAAGGATACATTGGCTGATTGATTTGATAAAGTGCTGCCTGTAACCCATGTTGGTGATGTAGAATATGTTACACCATTTACACGAATACCAAATCCACCATCTGGATTAATTACATAAAGATTATATGATGCAGCTGATCTAGCAGGTACTTGTGCTCTTAATGTTGTTGAATTCACATAACTAACTGCCGTGGCCTGTGTAGTGTCAATGAATACTGTGGCACCAGATTGAAACTCTGACCCATTAATCACAATGTAACCACCAGCAGTATCTACGGCAGTATCATCTAATATTGTATAAGAAGAATTAGCAACATTGACAGAAGTAATTTTAGGTGCCAATGTTTGTGTAAAGGCTACGGTGGCAGTATTGGATAGTTTAGTCGTACCAATGGCATAATCTTGTATGTTTTGGGGTTGTATTTTGGTAAGTGGCATGATTTTATGCGGTTCTGGTGGCTATGGTGTTGTATTTTCCAATACTCACCTTGCTCCATGTGGTACCAGATCCTATTTGGACTGGACTGGATCTATTTACTATATCATTAAATCCTAGCTGGCCACGATTATTACGTCCCCATGTCCATAAAGTACCATCGGTCTTGGTGGCTATGGTGTTATAAAATCCAATACTCACCTTACTCCATGTGGTGCCAGATCCTACTTGAACTGGACTGGATCTATATACTCTATCATTAAGTCCTAGCTGGCCGTGATCATTACGTCCCCATATCCATAGTGTACCATCAGTCTTGGTGGCTATAGTGTTATAAACTCCAATACTCACCTCACTCCATGTGGTGCCAGATCCTACTTGGACTGGACTGGATCTATCAACTATATTACCAAGTCCTAGCTGGCCATTATTATTATATCCCCATATCCATAGTGTACCATCAGTCTTAGTGGCTATGGTGTTATAAGCTCCAATACTCACCAAATTCCAATTAGTACCAGATCCTACTTGGACTGGACTGGATCTATCAACTATATCATTAAATCCTAGCTGGCCTCGTTGATTACTTCCCCATGTCCATAGAGTACCATCAGTCTTGGTGGCTATGGTGTTATAGGAGGTTCCAATGCTCACTAGATTCCAATTAGTACCAGATCCTACTTGGACTGGACTGGATCTATGTACTATATCATTAAATCCTAGCTGGCCACGAATATTACCTCCCCATGTCCATAAAGTACCATTAGTTTTGGTGGCTATGGTGCTATATTCTCCAATATTCACCAAATTCCAATTAGTACCAGATCCTACTTGTACTGGACTGGATCTATATACTGTATCTCCAAGTCCTAGTTGGCCACGAATATTATATCCCCATGTCCATAAAGTACCATCAGTCTTGGTAGCCATGGTGTTATAACTTCCGATACTCACCAAATTCCAATTAGTACCAGATCCTACTTGGACTGGACTGGATCTATCAACTATATCATTAAATCCTAGCTGGCCAAAATTATTACGTCCCCATAACCATAATTGATACTGTGGCGCAACCGTAACCGTAACATTGAATGTTTTGTCTGCATCTTGATTTTCTGCGTCTGTAGCCCTCACAGTAAAGCTATATGTTGTCTCTGCACCAATAGTAACTGTACCATAAAAATATCCATTCGATAATAATTGTGTTCCTGCTGGTAATGCTGTGGTATTAGAATAACTTGTTGCACTCGTAGCACTTAAACTTACATTAAAGGAAGTATTTGCTAATTGATTTGATAGCGGGCTTGAAGTAACCCACGTTGGTGTCCCTGAAAATGTCACACCATTGACACGAATACCTGTGCCACCGTCTGGATTTACCACATAGATATTGTAAGAAGCGGCAGATTTAGCCGGTAATTCTGCTCTGAGAGTTGTACTATTGACAAATGTTGTTGAAGTGGCTTGTGTCGTATCAACCAACACAATCGCACCAGATTGAAAGTCTGAACCCGTTACAACAATATAACCACCGCCAATATTTACTGCTGTATCATCCAGTACGGTATAGGCACTATTGGCAACATTTACCGTTGTAACTTTAGGTGCAAGGGATTGAGCAAAAGCCGACACGGCAGTATTTGAGAGTTTATTGGTATCAATTGCATAATCTTGTATGTTTTGACCTTGAATCTTGGTAAGTGCCATGGTTGCCTCTTGGTTGATTAATTACCTATTTATTCTATCTAAATACTTGACAACACGATTTTTATCATTTATACTTCCAATATGAAATCTCTTATTACCGAAATAAAATCTCTTACCGATTCAGAAAAGATCAATTTGTTGGCCATGTTTCTTCTGGCCGCCTTTGTCGTTGCCTCCGTGTCCATTATGTTTAATATCACCCGTGGTGCCGATGTAGACTATTTTAAAGAACGCTTGGTGATTACCGAAGCCAGACTGAATTCAATTGATAAAAAGGTAGATGATTACCGTGACCGCATTGATCGCATGAATGACAAACAAACAGAGAAAATGATTGAAGTACAAAGAAAAGTAGAAGAGCATGAAAAATGGATAGAAGAATGGAAAAAATTACCAAATCTACCAAAGCCGAGGAGATAGTATGAGTGATGGTGGAAAAGGTTCAGCACCAAGACCATTTTCTGTTGATCGCAAGACATTTGAAAATAATTGGGATATGATATTTAAAAAACCATCTTGGGATCATTATAGTGATCTACCAAATCCTGACGCATATACAAATGATTATCAGGACATTTTATCGACCGAAGATTGTGTAGAAAATGTATTAAAGGATTTCAAACCAAATGGTACAGAAACGGAACAAACACCGTGATACCTTTTGACATTGAAGTACCATACCGAATGAGGCCCAATATGAGGCCTCTTTCTGATTCCGAGCCCATAACATATCAAGATGATCAATATGATGATTACATTGATCAAAAGAAAAAATTATGTTCGCCAATATTTGGTAACAATGTAACAGAAGAATTGCATGAAAACATTTTGAATTATTTAAAGTGTAATGATTTCAGCGAGGCCACCAAAAAATATCAAGAAGATTTTGTGATATGGGCACCAAATGCTGATGGTAAATTATCCATGCAAATAGCATCTGTGTGTTTTCCATCTGGTTGGGATCCAGCAGAAAAGATTAATAAGACCTTTGCTGAGATACACCAACCTGTGGCCGATAATAAACTCATCATGTCGGCGGCTGATAGTATTGCCACAATGATTACACAAAAAGGACCATTTGTGCGATCTGTATGGACTGTATCAAATACACCGAATTTAAACCAAAGGCCATCTGTAAAGAAGCCGTGGTCAAATGAAACGGTACATCAAATGTATTATCGAGCCGAAAGGCAAGTTACCATACCTCTTGGTGATAAGGCAATATTCTTTATTCGAACTCATATATTGCCTTTATTGTCAACAGATTGTGATAGAATCCGAATATCTATTAATAGTATGACCGATGAAATTCTGGCCTATAAAGGCTTGCAATATGTTAAGGAACAATTAAATGTTGAAAACATGGGTGCTTGTTCTGGTTATTAATGGTGTCACAACCGATTTAGGGCCAAGAGTAAATATTAATGATTGTACCCAAGCATGGAAAGTTTATATAAAACAAAACCCTAAATTAAAATACAATACATTTTGTGAATGGCGTAATGAATGAAAAATTATGATTGGAAAGAAGGTGGTAACAATATTAGTTGCTACTATTATTACAATACCAAAGATGGCCTGATTGTAGGCCAAGTCCACAATATATCGCACACCAATATATGGGTCTCAAAGATATATAAAACTCCTACCAATGAGCATTATCTTGGTCAATATATTTCATTAGAATATGCCAAAAATGCCATCGAAAGGCATTTTGATATACAGTCTCGTACTTTGCTAGAAAGTGATTTTTAATGAATCGATATTCGAATATGCCTGTGGTTCTAAGTGCGGTTACCTCTGATGAACCGATATCCGATGTACCATGTGGCACCTGTACCAAATGCTGTGAATTATTGGCACCGATGCTGACACAAGAAGAAATTGCATCAGGATTATATCCAATCAGTCTGGTCAATCCAACGGATCATCAGTTAAAAGAAAACCCTTCCGCCAATATTGTCATTACACTTTATCGTAAAAAGGAAGGTGGTTGTGGTATGTTTATTGATGGTAAATGCTCGATCTATGACATTCGACCAAAGGCCTGCCGCCAATTTGATTGTCGCAGAGGCCACTATCCACCACTTATATCACACGCCAAAGAGAAATTTGCAATTTAAAGGACTTTACTATGAGAATTGAAGAAGATATTAAATTAGATTTTCGTGATGTATTGATAAGACCAAAACGATCCACACTCAGTAGTCGCAAAGAAGTAAATTTAGAAAGAACCTACACCTTTCGCCATAGTAAACAAACCTGGTCTGGCATACCAATCATGGCCGCAAATATGGATGGTGTTGGTACATGGAATATGGCTAAAGCTCTTGCCTTCCATAAACTGTTTACTGTATTGGTCAAGGCCTATAGCATTGGCGATCACAATATAAATTGTCCTGATCTTGATGCAAACACCTTTGCTGTATCAACAGGGACGAGCGAGAATGAATTTGGTCGCCTTGAAATTATAATGCAGTCTCAACCACAAATACAGTTTATTTGTATTGATATTGCAAACGGTTATTCAGAGCATTTTGGTGACTTTGTTGAAAGAGTCCGAAAAAACTTTTCCAATAAAACAATTATTGCAGGTAATGTTGTTACCGCAGATATGACACAGGAGTTAATTTTACGTGGAGCAGATATTATTAAAGTTGGTATTGGGCCTGGTAGTGTTTGTACTACTCGTATCCAAACTGGAGTCGGATATCCTCAATTATCGGCCATTATCGAATGTGCTGACGCTGCTCACGGCCTTGGCGGGCATATTATTGCTGACGGCGGCTGTACTTGTCCTGGTGACGTTGCTAAAGCCTTTGGTGGTGGTGCTGACTTTGTAATGGTGGGTGGTATGTTTGCAGGCCATGATGAAGGCGGTGGTCATATCGAAAATGGTAAAGTAACATTCTATGGTATGAGTTCTGATACTGCAATGGAAAAACACCATGGCGGTGTGGCCGAGTATCGAAGCTCCGAAGGCCGTACTGTAGAGATACCATATAAAGGACCAATTCAAAATACCGTCAGAGATTTACTTGGCGGCCTAAGGTCAACCTGTACCTATGTCGGTGCGCCAAGTTTAAAACAATTGCCAAAATGCACAACCTTTATTCGTGTCAATCGCCAGATCAATGATGTATTTCTGTAATGAAAGAATTTGATTATAACCTGCCATACACCGACTTAGACTTCACCGATTCCAAAACCAGGCCATATTATCGTATAGGCCGTGGTGAGCAAGGTGTTTTATTAGTCCGACCATACACTAACGAAATCTGCCAATATTGGAGATTTAAAACACCAAACGAAGCCACCAAATCCGCCAAGAAAATCTATACAATGTTCCTGTCTTTTATTTCCAAAAACGATTTTATTGGTGCCGATATGTGCCGTAAATTCTTAGAAATGGGATTTACAAGATCCAGAAGATATGCCAACCATCACTCAGGAAAAAAGTATAATTCTGACCGATCTATCAAACCGCAAGAGAAAGACCATGCCACCTGCCACTATGCAGAATCCGCTACAATCTTTTTAGAATACCGTAGAAAAGCTGCAGAGAATCTACAGTATAAGACCATGAGAAAGGAATGGAGGGAGAATGAATAAAGACCATGTAAACCGTAGAATGACCAAGATGGCATGGGGTAAGTATAAAGGCCGTACCGTATCTGAATTACCCGACCATTATATTGAGTGGGCTTGTGTAAACTATATGGACAGAGGCCAACAAGTGATATTTAAGGAAGAATTAGAATATCGAAATACCTATGAGAAAAAGAGTTTAAAACCTAGGTATAAGTAAGAGCAGCAACCGAATAGTATCGGAAACCATGAAAAACCTGTGTGAAGAATGGGCCAATATAAAGAAAAAAACTGTAAATTCTGTAAGAAGCTGCACCGAAAACGTGGCCCATATTGCGGCCAGTCTTGTGCGAACCGTGATAGACCAGAATACTCGCAGAAGGTCTCAGAGAATATGCGAAAGGTTGCAGCAGAATATAATAAAACTCCCGAAGCCGTTGCCAAGCAGAAACAATTTGGCACCTCTCTGGCCTCTCTGACGGCCGAAGATTATACTATCGATATTCCAGACCTTGACCGCAGCGTACCTGACGGTTATACTGAAGCCTCCGACTGGTAAGTAAGTACTCACTCACATAGACCAGGACTCGCCTCCGGACTGTTGTTTTTTTGCACCAGCCCCATCCGACCTCTTGACAAATGCCGCATCCTTTGATAGAATTGGTGTGTTGACGATAGAAAAGGATATTAAATTGTTTATTACTTCCATGAGCCAGGTCAAAAAAGTGTCCCCGGCTGATATTCTGAAGCGTAAGAATCCTGCTGCTTCGATGCCTGTTCCGACCTATGCTGAGATTATGGCGAAAATTGCGAAGCTTGAAAAAGAAGCCGAGTTTGCGATGGCTGCCGAAACCTTCCTCGATTGTGATTATAAAAAAGTGAAAATTTCGAAGCGTGTTGCAATGGTCCCGAAATATGCAAGAGGATATACCAAGTGATAGTTTTCGAAATTCTCGGCTGTGTGGCCGCTGTTGTTGCAATTGTGTGTGTAATGAAACCTTGGAGTTTAGATTGAGAACCAAAGTAATTATTGAAGGCCTGAATAATTCCCAGAAATTCCGTGCTGTAATTAACGGAATTTTTATCGGTGATTGTCAGGTGAAGGA